ACTGACGATGATGCATAGAGCCATGTTCGTCCATGACCCGGCTGCCGAGTACCACTCTCTGAAACGGCTGAGCAACAGCGGCATTGGGAAGCTGCTCAAGTGCCCCGCGCTCTATCATGCCTGGAAGGATATGGCTGTTTCGGCAAGAAGATCATCACTGTGGAACACCCAGAGGCATAAAATGTACACCGCAACCGAACGAATCCACGACGCCGCCGCCCTTCTCTCTTCCATAGAGAGCAGGACAGTCCGCGAAGGCCGCAAGGCCTTTGCATGGCAGATGGCTATGCAGGCGCGCCGCACGCGCCGCGAACGCATCATCGAGTACATCACCACCACGATTGCCGCCGCCGCGTGGGTAGCCTGCGTGATGGTCACAAGCGGAATGCTGTTTATCGTGGGCACTGATTTCTAAAATTCCGGGTTCCCCGGAACGGCGGTACTAACTGGTGCGCAGGTCGCCGCCGGAAGCACCTGGGGGCCAGCCATGGACAATGGCCCCCAAAAAAAATTTTTCACTTTTCCCGCACCGGAGTGGCCGGAGCGGGGGCGCGGTACGCCGAAAGCCGCGCTTGGGAACGGGGGGGCCGGAGCCGTCACGAGAAGAGATTGCCCGGCCCCCTCAAGGAGAAAAAATATGTATCGCGTAATCATCTACGGATGCCCGGACAAGTTCTCCGAATCTGCCATGGCAAGGAATTTCACGAGGCGCGGGCTTATCCGCTTCCTCAGCCGCCATGTCAACAAGTTTGTAGACTATGAAGATGTGGCCGTGACGCACGGGGGCGGCCCCGAGTGTTTTGTCAATTTCTTCCTGGTTGGGAAAAAGCATATGAGCGGCCGTATCCCAACGTGTAGAATTACCCTCCCGTAGTTAAGGGTGGAAGTCATGCGGTTTCCTCCCGCACACTGGACAAAGGCGGGGCCTATGAGCCCCGCCGCAAAAGGAGAATAGTATGATCATTAACTGCACACCCCATGACATAAACATATACAACACCGCCGATTGCTACATGCGTGATGGGTGTCTCTATCTTCGGGATGACGAGGGAGATTTCCCCCAGCCCTTCCGCACGTACCCGGCCGCCAAGGAGCCTGCACGCGTGACCTTCGCACAGGACCCCGCAGGCATGGCGGAAGGGATCATTTTTTATCGCTGGTACCTTGATGAGATCGTAAACCTACCCGAGCCGAAGCCTGGCACGTACTATATCGTGTCCAAGATGGTAGCGCAGGCATGCCCGAAGCGGAAAGATCTCATCTTCCCAGGAACCGTGGTCCGCGGCACTCCTAAAGGTAGCCGATGGATGAGCGCAGACGACCATGTAGTCGGGTGCATCGACTTCTCCAGAGTGTAGGCGGCGGCTCAAAGCCGCTCTTCAACCTCCAAGGCGGGCCGCCGCCTTACAAGTACGTCGGACACAACCAAATTTCCCGGGTGTTCCGGGGAAGGCGCCGGAAAGGTCTTGTAACTTCACCTATGCCGGCGTCAGGCGAGGCAGGGGAGCAGGTTTTTTACATTTTCCCCTACTCCCCTGCCAGAAATTTCTAGATTTCCCGCCCATGGACACGGCGGGAAAGTCATGCGGTCTCCTCCTGCATGTGACCGAGGCGGGCGCGCACGTCCAACCGCCCCTTGTATATGCCGCGCCCGCCTCACTAAAAAAAGGACTAACCACTATGTATGAAATCAGGAAAAATCAGCCCGCCGAAGAGTACTTCGCCGCGGACGCCCTCAACAAATCGAGCGTCGATCTTCTCCTGGAATGCCCCGCACTGTACAAAGCCCGTCACGACGGCGCCGAGGAACCCTCAAGCAAGGCCTTTATTCTTGGTTCTCTCCTGCATTGCATGGTGCTTGAGCCTGAAGCCGTAGCGGAGAGGTACGCCCGCGTCCAGAACCCCGGCACGACTAAGGCCGGCAAGGAAGAGCGCAAAGCCCTTGCCGAGAAAGGTATTGTGCCGATTTCTGCCGAGGATTGGGCTTGTGCCGAGGGCATGACACTTGCCCTGCACGCGAACCCGACGGCCGGGAAACTGCTCTCTCTTCCCGGCGAAAGTGAGCTTTCCGTCTACTGGGATGAAGATTTTGGCGGAGAGAAACTCCCCTGCAAATGCCGCGTGGATCGCCTTGCCCGTGTCGGAGATGTCTCAATTGCAATCGACGTGAAGACAACCGCCGACACGGTGAAACCGGCGGAGTTGGCCCGGAAATCCTACGCTTTCGGCTACCACAGGCAGGCCGCCTGGTATCTCAGGGGACTTAAAGCCCACGGCATAAACGCGACTTTTGTTTTTCTGTTCGTGTCAAAACAGGAACCCCACCTTGTCACGCCGCTCGCTTTCAACGCCTCCAGTGTCGAACTTGGCGAAAAGCAGTGTGAGCGCGCCGCCCGTGTCCTTCTTGAATGCCAGAAAAAAGGGGAATGGCCCTGCTACGTGCAGGGAATAACAACAATTGATCTTCCGGAGTGGGCTTTCAGGCAGGCTGAAGACGAGATGGAAGCGGCCCAAAACTAACCCAAAGAGAAAAGGAGACTATACACTATGACCAATACAAATATTTCCCTCCCTACCCTGATCGAGAAGTCAAAAGGACAGTTCGCTATGGCGCTTGGAGGTGCTACGCCTCAGCAGAGAATGCAGAACGCCGAACGTTTTGCCCGCCTCTGCCTTACCGCTTTCAGGCAGACACCCAAGCTGATGCAGTGTGACCCCTACTCCGTGCTTGGCGCCATGATGACGTGTGCACAGCTCAATCTTGAGCCCAACACCCCGCAAGGGTTGGCATATTTGATCCCCTACAACCGCGAATGTCAGTTCCAGATCGGCTATCGCGGATTGATGCAGATTATGTACCGTTCCGGCGCTATTGCTTCCTTTAACGCGGATGTTGTCTACAGGCAGGAGTACGAGAACGGCCTCTTTGAGTACGAGAGCGGCATTACCCCGCGCCTTACCCACAAAATAGATCTCCTGGGATCGGCGCGTTCCGGCCGTCCTGATGAAATCATTGCGGCTTATGCCGCCGTTGTCCTTAAAACGGGAGAACCCATTGTCCGCCTTGTTACCAAGGCAGAAATCGAACAGGCGCGCGCCTTAAATCGCGGCAATTCCCCCGCATGGCGTGACCACTACGCCGCAATGGCTATCAAGACGGCGATTAAGCGCCTTGCGAACTGGTTGCCGATGACAAAACTCATGGACGCTATCGCCGCCGAGGACGTCCAGCAGACAGCGGCGCCCGTGCAGGAAGAGAAGACGGGGGAGGTTAGCGCGCCCGTGACCGTTGACACGATTAACAGGATGCTTGCTGAACCGGAGCCCGTTACACCGACGAAGCCCGCCGCACCGGAACCGGACCCCAAGCCCGAGCCGGAACAGCCCGCGCCGCGTGAAGAACAGGCCAATCCGGAACCCGAGCATAAGGAACAGCCTGCACAGGCTGATGAAGACGAAAGGTTTACGTGTCCGAGCAACAATGAACTTGTTTCTGCCAAGTTCGACTGTTCCCACTGTTCGCACCGCGAAGGCTGTCCCGCGTTTAACGACTAGATGAAATTCCGCCGCGGTTTCCGGACTTCCGCGGCCGCGGCGGTTTTTGGGAGTTCCTATGCAGGTAGAAGATTTTCTTGCCGATTTGCGTTCCGTCCTGATTGACCGGGAAGGACAGTACGGGGAAGCCGGGAAGAGTTTCCGCCGGATCGCCCGTTTCTGGAGCATGTATCTTACAGAGAGAACAGGCGTCAAAGTCACGCTCAGCCCTATGGACGTTGGGCAAATGATGAACCTTTTTAAAATGTCCCGGATTGTGAACACGCCGGTTCCCCCAGAAGATTCTTCCATTGACCAGTGCGGCTACAGCGCCCTTGCCTACGTCGTGAGCCACAATGCCGCCATGGGAAAAGGAAAACCCCGCCGCGAAAAGCGGCTTAAGCGGCATACCAGGAAGAGGCACCGGCCATGACCACAAGAGAAGCAACACGCTTTCTGCGTCTCGCCGAAAAAGCGGCGGAACACTCACACTGCCGCCGCCGGCACGTTGGGGCCCTGCTTATCAGGGAAAGGGAGGACGGTTTGAAGGTGATTTTGCGCAAGGGGATTAACAGGGCGCCGCGGGAAGTGTGCGACGCTTGCCCGCGTGAAGGCTTCCCGTCCGGAGACAGGCTTGACTTGTGCCCCGCCGAGCATGCCGAGATTGGCGCGCTCAAAAACCGGAAGGAAATCAGGACGCTTGTACGCGACGGAGAACGCCTTGTCCTTTGTGTGACCACACATCCCTGTGCCGACTGTTGCCGAAAAATCGAGGAACGCGGAATCATGGTTGTTTTTTACCTGGAAAATTATCCCGGACAGGAAGAGGCGGAAAAGTTAGCGCCGCACGTCCGATTTGTGAAAGTGGGAGACTGAAAATGGGCTTTATGTCGAAAGCGTGCAGTTTCACGCGGTTTAGGATTGTTGATCCCGTCACGGAAACCCTTCTTCCCGAAGTTGGGAAGCTCATACAGGGAAAGCGCTTTTTTGAGTTGCAGGCGGGAGAGAATAGCGCCGCCGGTTGGGTATCGTTCGAGGACTATCTTTCCTGCGGGGCGGATGAAG